GATATTCCAATTATTTGTGTTCTAACTGGTCCATCTGCTGGCATTAATTCTTTGTAAGCTAACGCTTGAAATTGTGTAACTGCTTCTGCTAATACTGGGTGTGTTGCACCTGATGCACCTTGAAATGGTTCGTTACGGTTTTCATATTTAAATCCTAATAGATCTAAACCATTCATGTAAGATTGTTCCCAATCTTTTCTAGATGTTTTGTAATCCATGTAGTTGCTTCTTAATTCAGAGCCAATTGGATCTAAAACATCTTCTGGTAATATGTCTGCTAGGTTATCAAAGTGTGATTGTGAGCTTGCTTGGTTAATAGAACTTGGTTCAAAGTCAATAGTTGCACCACCATCTTCATCGGGTGTAACTTCTACTGGACCTTTTTGTTCTTGTTGTTCCGCAACATCGACTTCTTGTTCCGGTGCCGGAACTTTTATTTCAGTACGAGTGTTAGGGAGTCCTTTGTCTATTTCTGCCATTTATTACTCCTAAAGTTTTCTACCATTATTATACAAAGAACGCAAGCCTTGAGACATGGGCCCTCCTGTTGGTGGTGGGCCTGATTTATCGCTACCAGATAGTCCTACTATACCACCGCCTGCAAGACCATAAGGGTACATAAAAAGATTATCCATTTGATATTGATATGCAGGATTTACAATAGATGATGCATCTAAAATTCTTTGTTGTCTTGACTTTTCATATTTTGGAAAAATTTTACCAAATATTTGTGGGCCTCTTGAAGTTAATTTATCAATAGTAGCTAAGTTTTGTGCTTTTTGTAAAGCCATTAAACCTTCAGGATTTATAGCAGGTGCTAATGTTCCTTTTCCTGTTTCTTGATTATAAGGATCTCCTGCTCTGTAAAGATCTTGCACGTTTGCTCTAGCTACGTTTAAATTTTTTTGTAACTCATTAATAGTTCCAGGAAACAAAGTTGGATCAATTGCCCTATTTGCTTCATCTAATCTTTGTTGTGCTGTTTCAGCTTTTTTAAAAGTTTTTTCAAATTGTTCTATGCCCTGTAATGCACTTTCATATGCTCCTATTTTACCCATGTCTTCTTCACTTATGCCTAATTTTTTAAATCTTTTATTTCTTTCCTTTATGGAATCTATTTTTAATTTAGGACCAAGTGCATAATTAAAAACACTGTCCCCAACTGCTTCTTTAAATGTTTTACCTTCAGCTAACATGTCATAACCAACTATTCCTGCTTCTGCTGCTACAGTAAATGCTAAAGCTGCTGGACCAAATAAATTACTTAGTGAAAACATGCTTCTTAATCCTCTACCTGCTTGTATTATTTTTTTAGCTAGGTCTTGTTCCGTTTTGTTTGCTCCACCTTTTAAAAATATTTTTTCTAATTTGTTTGTACCTTCTCGTGCACATTTAGTTAATGTTGCACCACCATTGCTCATTAAAATTCTACCACCTGCTGCTTTACCACAACCTAATCTTTCTAAATAAGAAATAACTGTTTTAACATTAAAATCTTTTCCTCTAGCATATTTTAAAGCTCCTTTTTCAATTGCTGCAAACTGTCTTTTAGGATCTATAAAACCACCACCAACAACTTTACCATCAAAATCTACAATTTTAGCTCCATAGTTTTTTAATTGAGCTTTTTCTTTTATAGTTAATGCTCTTGCTGGATTGTTAGGTGTGCCTTTAACTATGTTTTCAAGTTTTATAATATCTGAATTAACAGCTCCCGTTAACAATTGTATATCTTTTGTAGCTGCAGCTCTGAGTAAGTTTTGATCTCCTACTCCTTTTATATGGTGTAAAACAATTTGTCTTTTAATTAATTCTGTAGGAGATGTTTTCGCAAGAGTGCTGTAATACCTTTGATGACTTAAAATATCGTTTAATGTAAGATAACCTTTTCCTTTTAATAATTTAGTAATTCCTTTATCATCTAATATTTTTTGAAGAACTTGATTTGGCTCTGCTCTAACTCCATCTGCTATTTTTATAAATTTACTGACTTTATTAAAGTCTCCATGAAGCCTCCACTCTGTACCATCTCCATAATTTTTAGCTGCTTTTTTTGTACCATAATAAATCTTACCATCTCCCGCTGCGGTATTATCTTTAAAACCTACTATAATACCTTTTTTATTTTTAATGGGTTCATAAGTTAATTTTTTTACACCTTTTTTTAAAACTCTTTTACCATCTTTCAATATAGTTTCATTTTCATATACTCTATTCATAGAGCTCATCATCCAACCTTGAGGCTCATTAAAGTTTGCTGCTATAGTGTATTTTTGTTTATCTCCTAATCTACTTTTTATTTGAGCATAAAGTCTTGGGTGTTTATCTGATGAAAATCCAAATTTATGTTGTTTAAAATTCCAATCTTTTACACCTTCTGGTAAATCAAAATTATCTTTTATAATTGTTATTTCTTTTTTGTTTAAAGGTTTAAAATCAGTTCCCATTTTAATATCTTTTTTTATCACTAAATTAGGAAACTTCTTTTTAATTTTACTAGCGTCATAGTTTTCATAACCAATATCATCTAAAATAAAATCTCTTAAAACAGATGCTTTAATTGTTTTTTTGTTTTTTAAAAAATTTTTTAATTTTGTTTCTCTTTCTTTTGCGAGTTTACCTACATCAGTTAATTCTCTAGTTTCTTCTCTATATATTTTTTGATATTCTTTTTGACTCAACCCAGAACCATATATTGGTTTTTGAATACCTATCTTAAAAGGTATTTTTCTCTTTTGATCTCTAAATTTTCTAGCTGCGTTTAAAGCTTCAGTTTTGTTTTTATAATTTTCTATACGAAACGTTTTATTAAAAACAATCTTTTTTCCTTTTTTATCTTTTCCTCTTTGAACAGCAACTTCGTAAGCATTGCCTGTTGGAGTTAATCTAATGTTAGCCTCTACAGGATCACCAGCATATCCTGGTCTAGATCCATCAACCGATGGTGCAACTAATTGGCCGCCATCTGCTTTTGGGTTACGTGCATTAAAGTCTTCAAATATTTCTCTAACCACAGTCTTTGGTGGTTTTTTTAATTTATCAGCTGTAGTGATGACATCATCACCATACATCTCTTGCATCTGTTTTATGTATTCTAATACGTCCATTATTCCCCTAACATTTTTGCAATACCGCCTGATGCATAGTCATCGTAATCTGAATAATCAATATCAGGCTGACGACCAGATGCGTACTCTGCAGGGTTTTCTTCTGCTAGTTTTAAATCTCTAGCTCTTTCTCTTTGTATCATCATTTCTTTTATCGTAGGTTTCTTTTGACCTTTGGCATACATTTTAACTTTAGTTAAATCAGCTGTTAAATTTTTTGTATCACTAACCGTGTTTTCAACCGCTTCTGTTATAAAATCATCAGGACCATCCATGAAATTTCCATAATCAGTTTCTACCGCTTCAAACTCTGCTGGCGTTTTACCTTTGACACCTTCTTCTAACCGACCACCTTTAACTTCCATTGATACAATTGCATTTCCTTGTTCGTCCGCAACATTTGTAAATGGATCATCAATGTCAACTCTAACTGTTCCTTCATCTAAATCACGTGTAACTGTTACCGTTGCATTTTCATCTATTTTAGTTGTATGAACAATTTCTCGTTCTTTAGTTGCAAATTTTTTAGTTACATCATCACCTTCTCTAATAACTCTTGTAACAAGAGCATCGAACCACTCAGGTTTACCAGGGGCGTTTGGTGTTGTTATAACTTCTGCGGCTTTAGTTACAGGTTTACCTGCTTTAAATAAACTTCCCAAACCAGCTTTAGCTGCACCAATACCTGCACCAACTCCACCAAGTAACTTCATAAACGCACGACGGCCCATGGAAAAGTTTTGTCTTGCTGGTCCGCCGTCTGCTAAATTTAAACTACTTATAAACTCATTATATTGATTTAGATCGGTTGCAGGAATTCCTTGACCTCTAAAACCTTCAAGATTTTTTGAACCTTCTGTGTAAGCTTTTTTACCTGCATCAAATAAATTTTTACCTAAACCAAATATATTAGTACTTGTTGGTTTTCCAAATGCTCTTGCACCTTCTGTTATTCCTTGATAACCATAACCCAAAATTCCAGCAGCGGTGTCAGACATGTTAGGAAAATTTTGTTTAAAATCATATCCACCTAGTCCATGAGTATAAGTTGGAACTCCTGTTATTTTTCCAACTTGTCCTTTCATAATTTGAGTTGCTATTCTGTGTTTATTAAATCTATCTAAAAAACCTGGTTTTAAATTTCTAGTAATAGGAAAATTTCTCGCTTTAATTTTAGGTGTAGTTGTAATTTTATCCTTACCACCACCGCCGCCACTAGATGTTTTTTTAGGTTTATTGTATTGTTGAGTTCTATAATTTTCTCTTGCATCACCGCGACCTCCGCTGCCACCTCTTGAAACTCCTGTATTACGTCCACCTTGATATCCTCTACTACCAAATCTAAATCCAACTCTCTCACCCAATAACCCTGCAACACCGCCGTCTGCATAATCATAATAATCATCATAACTTGGACCAGAACCAGCTAATTCCTCCCCATATGGATCTTCATTTATTTTTTTAACTTGTTTTCGTTTTTGTTTAGCTA